GCTGGCAGGCAGGTAAACGGCATCGCCGCCAGGAATGGGAGGCAGCCCGTCGATTAATCGCTTCTCGTTCACCGTCCAATGTCCGCCCGTGGGCGTGAGCGGACGATCGTCCCCCGGTCCATCAAGCGGGTTCAACTCCAGGTGGGACAGGAGCAGCCGTATCTCGTTGCGTGTGATCGCGCCGACTTTGGCTGCGACCTGAATGTCCTTCCGCCGCTCTTCGCGGTCGGCCGGTTGATACGGGTGAATCCACACCACCGTTTGACCGGAGATCCCGGCAAACGGCACCCGAATGAATGCCTTCGTCAGCACCTGCGAAATCATCTCCACCTTGGGATTCACCGTGAAGTCGGCGAAGTGCTGCCGGGCCTCCGCCGAGGACGCACGGTTCACACCCTCGATTTCGCCCATGATGATCGGGTTCGTTCCCACCCCCTGCGTGATCCGAGCCTTCGTCGCTTTGCTCGAATCCATGAAGTCCATTTCGCTCGGTCCGCGGGTGATCTGCTTCACGTCCTTGATGAGCGCGTCGAGAATCAGCGCCTCTTTCATCTTCGTGACGCCCGCATAATGCCGGCGGATCATCGAGTGAATCTGGGCACGCTGCTCATGCTCCAGAAGCGGCCGACCACCGCTCGTCTCCGTGTCCGCCACCTGGCCGATGTCGCCCGCGATGATCGCCAGGCCCGGCCAGATGCCGTTCTCGAACGATTGGCTTTGCGCCGTCTGAATCGCCTCGTCCGCCACCACCGCCTGCGACTGCGCGCCCATCGGTGACACGTGGTCCAGCGGGTTCGCTGGGCTCGGATAATGAAAATAGATGACCTCGTTTGCCGGCACCTCGATCGAGTCGTGCATCCCGCCGGGCGTGATCCGCCACCGGGCAAAGGCATGACCTTGGGTGTGGACCGGCTGAATCCACGATGACGGGACCGGCCAGATCGTCGGCTTGTCGTCTTCGTGCCACAGCCACCAGTGATGCTCGCCCGTCATCTCCAGGCTGGCCGCCAGAATATACAGCAGGTGCCACCGCACCATTAGGGGGTTGGGGTTATTAAAAACGTCCGCGAGCGGGTGGTTCTCAACCACCTCTACGTCGCTGGTCATCTCCTTGATGAACTGCGGCATCCCGAACTTGGTGGCCCTGCCCTTGTTCGGTGCGGCAGATTGCTTCACCCCAACGGAAACCCGCAGGCCGGCTATCGTCTGGGCGATCGGGCGCACGGAGGCGAAGACCCACCCCCGGAAGTGATTTAGCTGCTCCGCCGACCGCGGGTCGTGGCCGAAGACGGAGGCCGGCGCCCCGGAGGCACCCGTGGGTGACAGAACACTGACCGGCGTGGCGGCATCCTCTGCCTTGAACCGATCCATCATCCGCCCGCTGAAGGCGGCAACTTCGCGTCGTGCAAGGGCATAGCTCACGTCTTCCCCTCCGTGCGATGACCGGTGGCAATCTGCCGAAGCGACACGGCAAGCTCGGCTTCCACCTCCCGCCGCTGCCGCTCCGTGATCGTCACCAAAAACTGGACCTCGTCCTCCAGGGCGCTGACCTTGGACTGGAGAAGCTCGACCTCATGGCGGTACTCCGCCTCCACCTTGTCAGCCTCATGCCGGTGCCGGTCGCCCTCGGCGTTGAGGTGCTCGACGGCCTTTCGCAGGCGGCATTCCTCGCGAGAACGCCGCAGCTTGTTGGCACGCCGGAGGATGAATTCGAACAGCAGGGTCAGCCATCGCATATCACCCAGACTAGCCGTCCGGCGGGCGGCATGTCAACCCCAGAGCATCTATACGGGGCCGAATATCCGCCGCTCCAGAGCCGAGCGACGGTCCTTCGGCTCGCCCTCGTCGGGCTTGTCCTTGCGGAATTCTTCCGGGTCGTAGACCAGCGGGCGATCCACTCGTGGTGCCCGCTGCCGGCGAGCATAGACCATCGCCCAGTTGGCCAGGGCCAGGGCATCGGCTCGATCGGGGGAGTGGCCGATCAGTTCCCGCAGCGTCACCACGGATGAATGGTTCGACTGCTTCTCCTTCGGCAAGAGCCACTGCCTACCCTCCTGGTCGTACATCACCGGCATCGACTGCAACTCGTTGCGAAGCTCGGAGAACTCCGAGGCAGAATCGCCGGACCAGTCGAACGACATGCACTGGGTGTACTCGCCCGTGTCCACCACCCGGCCGGACTTGTCCACGTCCTTCGCCGTCCGCCAGGTCGCGGGGTCGAACGCCTCGGACAGCGCCGCGTACATTTCAACCCGGGTATTGCGGTAGACCTTCGGCCGGGTCGCGCCACCGCCGAACGCGATCCCCCTGATGTGCTTGCCGATCCGGGCCAGCGGATCAACGATCGCCTGCTTGCCGCCGCCGCCGGAGTCGACGCAGACGTGCATCGGCCGGATGCCATGCTTGCCCATCAGCGACAGCGTGATCTCGGGCAGCACCGTCGTGTCCGGCGTGTCCTTCACCATGCACTCCACGATCCCCAGGTGATCGACCACGATCCACACGCTCTGATCCCGCCCACCGGCCGCCACGTCCACGCCCAGGTAGCACGGCCCCCGATCCATGCCCTTGACCCGCTGCCATGCACGCTCGGCCGCGTCCAGCCATGCCGCAGGGAACATCTGGCGGTCGTCGCCCTCATAGAATCGCCCGTGAAGCCGCACGGCCCTGTTGTAGGCATCCCACTTCGCCTCCCTGTGCATGTAGTCCTCGTAGGACAGGATGCCAGGAATCAGCACTGGTGGCCTCCCACGGGCCTTTGCCGCGACGTAACGCTTGCCTGCCTTGACGTTCGGCGAGTCGTCCCCGTCGATGTGGATCACCTTGCGGGAGAGCCCATTGCCAAACAGGTTCACCTCGTCTCCTGCCTTGCACTCGCGGGCATAGAGGCCCTGCGCGCGGAGCGGGTTGCCGATCGACAGTATCCGATGCGCCTGGGACTCCGCCGCACGATAGAACTCGTCCCGCAGTGATGAGCATTCGTCCATCACGAACAGCACCCGGGGAATGCCCGTCGTCGGCAGGTGGACGCCCTGAAAGGATTCGACGTGCAACGCCACCATCAGCCGAACCCAATGGTCCCGGAACGTCCCGCCCTCGCCGTCCTCCAGTTCGATCTCCAGATACTTCATCGACAGGCCGAGCGGCACCACGCTCGTTCGCACCGCACGGTCGATCTCGCCCCAGAGAACGTTCTTGAGCTGCTTCTCCGTCGATGAAGTGGCAACCACCTTGGCCGGGAAGCGGGTGCAGTAGAACCAGAGAATGGTGCGAGCCGCCGCCCAGTCCTTGCCCACCTCGGCGGCAGCATGTACCCAGGTCGCCTTGTTGGCCGCGACGCTGTGGAGTATTTCGGCTTGCTTGTCGTAGATCACATCGTCCGGCCAACACAGGTGAATGAACGCCAGCGGATCGTTTTGGAGAACCTGGAGGTCCATTCTCATCAATCAGACTTTGCGGTCCGCTCCACCTTCCGGTCGGCAGGAACGTAAACAAAACTTGCTGTGCGTCGTCGCGCGGATAGCTTGGATTGACGCACTAGCGACGATAGGTTGTTAGCTACTTTTCTAATAGAACCGTCCACGTTTGTCTTTTGAGAACCTACAATAGAACTGCGACTGTAGGATAACAGCTTCCAACGTGGACTCGAATTTAGCCCTGCAATCATCGCAGGGTGGGCAGTGATAAAGTGAAATCGAAATCCACGGTCGAACAAATGCTGCCCCACCCATTCAGCCATTCGACGGCCAATGCCAAGTCCCTGGTAGTCGGGCAAAACCACGAACCGATGCGCTTGCATGATGTTATGCCATTTCGGGTTTGGAAACTTTCGCCACGCCGCAAAAGCCACGCACTCAGTCCCGATAAACCCACCCACAAAAAACCGCGTGGACAATCTATGATTCAAATAGTGATGGTGTGCAAACAGCTTCCAAGCGGCACGATCGACCGCACAGATTTGAAGTTCCATTTTCGGGTGTCGCCGAAGCCGCCTCCTTGCGAACTCTCGCGTATGGGGCTGATACACCCAGTCCGGTTGTAGCCAATCGACAATATCATAGTGGCAACTGACGGCGATAAATTTCCGCTTCTGCCGGCGGATCGCTTTCTGAATCGCGTGGCTGGCAACCTTCGCTACCTGGCGATCGACCACCGAGGTAAACTCGTCGATCACCACGATTCCCTCGGTTTCGGCCATCGCTCGGGCCACATTCACTCGGAATTGTTCCCCATTGGACAATACGCCGAAGGGCCGCAGCCAGGCCGGTGGGCTGCCAAAGCCGACCGCCGTCAACAGCCCCACCACGTCCTTCACGCCCATCGCCGGGGGAAAGCCGTCCAGCACCGCCCGCCGCTTGTCCCAGCGGAACCCCTTGACCAGGTGCCGCCGAAACAACTGCTTCGCCACGGTCGTCTTGCCCGAACCGGAAGGGCCCACGATCAGCCCCACGTTCCAGTCGTCTTTCTCGATCGGTAGATCAACGTCCCAGGTGATCCCGTTCCACTGGCTCGGCGGCACGTCGAACATCGCCTCCACCTGTATCACGCGGGGCGACCGCACGACCTCGGTCCGGACCTCTATAGTAGCGCTCGGCATTTCAGATTTCGTTTCTGCATTTCGTCCAAGAGTGCAACTTGCTCACCTTCCGTATCGCACTCAATGATGACGGCAAATTCGTCTTTGATGCTAACAGTCTCGGCCTCACCCATATCAGGAAGATCAATGCCAGCATCCAGCTTCAGCCCGTTCAGCAAGTTGGTTAGCGACTCTTCGCTCACATCAACGTTCTTTAGCAACTCGTTCAGCTTTTCAACGTCAACCCCCGCCATTGCACCGATTGGATCATGCGTCAGCAGTATTTTCCGTGATTCATCCTCGTCCACATCTAGCACGAGAACAGGCACCTCGGTATCTCCCGCTATATCGCCACGCAGATGCCCGTCGATCAACTGAAGCCCATCCGGCGTCTCGCGAACCAAAACTGCATCAGCCCAACCGATCTCACTCAACATAGTCCGCAAGGCATCCTGCTGTCCTTGGGAATGCGTTCGCCAATTCTCCGGATTTGGGATCAGCTCACTAGCCTTCACACGCCGCAAGTCCTTGATCCGATCCCGAAACTTGCCCGCCTTCTTCTTTGCCATCATCTACCTCCCACTCAGCATGGCACCACGATATCCACGAAACGGTCCGGATGCCACATCGGTGGCTGGCACGCTCCAAAATCCCGCTTGGCACCTATGATATTCTCCGGTATCTCGTCGCACCAAGGAAGGGATCGCATAAGTACCGGGCCCGATTCACTGGGGACAAACCACGAGTAATCCTCCTCGATCCGCTCGAATACCCACTCACGAACACGCCCGTAGCCCTGACTTCTCTTGTGCCCAACCGAGTGAATCGACCTCAGTAGGCTCTTTACTGGCCTTCGGTGAGCAACCGCAAACCAGGTGATGCTTGCAACGTGTCGCACGGTTAGCGGAAGACGATAGCTCTTGAACGTGCTATTGCCGACGGCAACTATTCGTCTTTTCGAGGGGTGCAACAGGTCGGACTGCTCAACTGCGAGTCGCTTCGCAAAATGCTCCCGCGTTGTCAATGTCGGCGAAAGAATCGGAGCCGAACAACATGGTACGAGCATCCCGCCAATCGTCTTTCGCAGCATGGGAATATGGATCGCACCGTAGGGCTGGAGACGATCGCCCCGCTGAATTCTTTCAGCCTTGCCCAATCGCTGCGACATTTCAAACTCCAGCATTGCATCGAGGTAAGGCGGATCGCCGGCTAATGGCGATGTCAGTCGAGCAATGACTTTTAGCCCGGTTGCCATGCTATCTTCCCCTCCAGCTACTATCCAGCGTGAGTTCATCACCCAATGTTAGCCGACATTGTTCATCATGCGACCGACGCGACATGATTCCATCCGAAACGAAATACCACCCGGGATACGTCTTTGGCGTCCGATTTTCTTCAAACCACTCCGTTGCAGCGTGGATGAGTTCATCGTTGTAGCTCGGTGGGCATGAACCAAGTGGAGTAGGCGGCTGGGGAATGAATGGGGTGAACTTGATTCGCACATTGGCATTCTTCGTGCGTGGGATGGCTTTAATACGCTTCATCAATACCGCCCATTCATGGAAGTCATCTAGCGTGTCCCACGGATAGCAAAACACCATGAATATCTTGAACTGAACATGTCCTCTCTCCGACATGAATCGGAAGTAGTCAACGATCGCATCATCGCTGATCTTACGCCCTACACGATATCGCGTCGCTTCCGTCAGCCCGTCAATCCCAACGCGAATCAGCATGTTCTTCTTCAACGGGAGGGCCTTCCTCATAACTACGTCCAGCCGCATGGACCCATAGGACGTTTCCAGCCGTCGCGACTGTAACCGTTTAAGCACTTCTGAATATCCCGGATGGCTTGCTTCGTCAGGCGCAAATAATGTAATCTTGCGGCTTTGTTCCCGAACGCACTGATCGACTTGCCACAACAGATAATCGGTATCTTGAAGTCTGTACGCCCACGCATTGCCAAGCTCACAGTAAGCACAAGCAAATGGACACCCCCTTGCCATTTCGATGTACCATGTTCGCGAGTGACCTCTTGTCTGGCGGTTCAGATATGGCGGATGCTTCGGTAGTGGAAATACAGTAAGGCTCTTGGGAATTGCTCCACCATATTCATGCAATGCAGTCACAATGGTTCCTGGCACTTGTGATAGATCACTGGTGTCGGCTCCGCGCGCCAACATGTCCAACACCCATACAATCCACTCCTCTCCCTCGCCAATGCAAAACACGTCACCGAAGGGAATTGCCGGACGAATATTGTTGACGGTTGGATGCCCGCCAATGATCCGCACTGGTGCCTTGCGAGGCAACTTTGCCAAAGGGCTGAAATCCGTACAGTGGTGGATGCTGACGAGTTCAATATCCCATTCCCGCTTGTCACCTGGTTCAATGTATTCGACAGCAAACCCGGCGCTCCTTGCGGCATTCATCACAAATTGGCACCCGATTGAACCGTGCTCAACGCCTGGTTCGATCATGCAAATTCGTAATGGGTTGCGGTTGCGACCGATTGCTGGTGGACGGTAATTCAGCGGCTTGTGGTGAAAATTGCCCTGCTTCACGCCCATGCTTTCTCCAGCCACGCCACGGCCTCATCACGCATTTCGCTGGCATACTCCACGTATGCCTTGCAAGCCCGGTCGCAGTCAACGCCATTGCTTACCAACTCGCACCGCAGCCGGCCGTGGCCACGCGATGCCTGTCCACCAATTGTACCACCCGCGCTCTGCCATAACCGCAGCGACCAGAGTAACGCACCAAGCTCTACCTCGGATACGTGTTTGAGCACGAACCCGTGGTAGAACATTGCACCGCGTGTAACGCATTGGCCGGAGAAGATCATCAGATTGGACTTGGCATCCAAAGCGGCCGGCTTACCGTCATTCTCCTCGCCCAGCTTGGCGGCATCGCCTCGCGTGTACTGATAGGCGTCCACGAAATGCTGGGCGGATCGCAACGGCAGCTTTGGAAGTACGGAACAGGATGCCGAGAGTTGGGCACGGTTCTCCTCGCATACCAGCACGCCACGCCATGCATCGAGCGAACCTGCAAGAATCTGATCTGGCAACGTGCCACCGACTAGTCGGAGTAACGGCCACGTTCGCTTCATCTCGGCGATCCTCTTGGTGTTTTCACGCGATGTACTCTCGGTAAGGTTCCCTCCGTGCAGCAGGAAGTTGAGCTGGTTCAGGCTCAGCTTTCCCCGTAGGCTATACCGATCAATCAGCCACATCATGCCGGGCTCGCGAATGCACTTGTGACGGATGGCATTCCCACTCAGGAATGGCACCCAGCGTGTTCCCGTGCGGGATACCACGGGTTCCCTTGCAATCATCGCCTCGTTGCCCGCTGTCCCTTGCATGTGCGTGATCGGACTCAGGGCCGTACTCAAACACTCGACCGTGTAGCTGTTCATTCGGCACCTTCCTTTCGAGCCTTCTTGGCGGCGTCCCACTTCTCCCTGGCATGGACAAGTATCGGGATTAGGTGAGTCTGAAACATTCGCATCCACCGCTCGCGTTCGGATGGCGACTGCTCACCAAGCACATGTAGTATCGTGCGCAGATCTTCGTTGCCGGAGGCAAAAGACAATGGGGCCTTGATGTGAGATAACACCTGCTGAACGAAATACTCGCAGTCATCACCAGCCGTCTTGGCCGCGGACGACTGCAAGCCGCTGCCGATCCTTTCCCACAGAGTTTTTCTGTCAAGCTCGTCGCCGAATAGCCTTGGCAGAATAGCCGCGAATCGTACGGCAAGATTCCGCAAGTGTTCATCCGCAAGCTGGTCCCCGACAGTTT